AATTCAGTTAGTGATTATGCAGATGCCTCTGTAAGTTTTCATGCTAACAACTTAGAAAAAAGTGCTGGCTCTTTCTTTAGAGTTCAGAAACCAAGAGGTAGTGATGCTATCCCACTTTTAATTGGTCCAAATATCACAGCTTCAAAGAGCTTAAAAGATCACTTTGATAGCATTGGTACTACGGAACTTGCTAGGATTGATGGAAAGATTAAGTCAGGATTAGCAGACAATAAACCTGTTAAGGAAATTATTGCTGATGTAATTAAGACTACTACTATGACTGAAGTGCAAGCAAAGGTTCTTGTTAGAACTGCTATTACTAATACTCAGGCAAAAGCAATTAATCTAGTAATGGATCGGAACAAAGAACTATTAAAAGGTTACCGCTTTACTGCGGTGCTAGATAATAGGACATCTAAGGTATGTGCTCACCATGATGGTCAAGTATATAAGATTGATGATTTACGATTTAGACCTCCGCTTCATTGGAATTGCCGTAGCTCTATGGTTCCTGTTTTAAAGAACAAAGAAGAACTATTAAAAGCTGCAGAAGAAGCTGAGTCTAGGGTTAAAGTTAATAAGCTTAAAGAAACTTCTGAGAAGGTATTAGATGGTAGTTTACCTCCTGTGGAAACATATGGTACATGGCTAAAACGACAAGCTATGGAAATCCAAGTTAAACACTTAGGTAGTGAAGAACGTGCAGGATTACTACAAAAAGGTATTCTTGATGTTAAGGCATTTACTACTGCTAAAGGTCAACAGCTAAGTATTGCAGCATTAAGGAAACTTGATAATGCAAGAACAACATTCTTTCCAACTAGACAGTCTGCAGTAGCCGAAGCGGAGTCCAACTTATTTGCTGTTAATGTAGCTAGACCCTCTGAATTAATAAGAAATACAGAAGCCAACAAGCAATTAAAGGCAATGTATATAGCTGACACTGAGAATACTGCACAAACAATATCTTTAGTAGATTATCGTGGTACCTCTTTACAAGGTAAACGATCAGTTCGAATTAGAGCTAATAATGAGTTTGATGAACGTAATAATAGCTTTGACCCCTTCACTGGTGAACAAAGTTCTACATTACTTTATGATCCCGACTTTGGTGTATTGCAAGAACGATTAGACTTTATTAAAAATTCTAAGGCACTTAACCAAGAACAAAAAGTTTGGATTCAACAATTCGTTGAAAGCTTAGACGACTCCGTATCAGTAAATCAACAGACTGCTATTGCAGAGAATCTACGTGTTGTATTTGAACGATACAATAATGATAAGCAACCATGGGTTAACTTCATGAATGTTGCCCGTGGTGAAATGCAATACTCAGTAGTTAACACTAGTCGTATTTTAGATCGTAGGTCTAGAGCAAGATCAGCACAGTTCGATTCTTATGGGGTTGCTGGAGAACCAGCTAAGGTACAAATATTTGGTAAGTATTATACATTTGATGAAATCATAGAAAATAATATAGACAATCAAAGATATGTTCGTAATTGGGCTACTACTGAAGGTAGACCTTTAGCTAGAAGTTTATACTATACAGGAAGAACTCCTCTATATACTTGGTTTAGAGGTGCTCCTAGAATTGGTATTGATAATTTCAAAGATAAAATAGTTAAATATTTAACAGACAATATTCCTGGAGCTAAACTATTTTTTAAAGACAAAGCACCTACTGAAAGATTAGTAGATGAATTTTTAAGAAATAGAAGAGAAGACTTTAGGAAAATTGTAGATCTAGAATTTTTATTTGGTAGAAAAAGACAAGACTACTTAAACCAATTAGTAGAAGGTAAGCTTAATGATAAGAAAGCAATAGATACTTTATCTAAAGTTTTAACTGTAGTTGCTGATGGTAAATCAACAGACTACGATTCATTAGCTATTAATGTTGGAAAAACTTTAAGAGAATCTTGGAATGTTCCAGAGTTTCCTTTCTTTAAAACTACATTACAAGACTACCATGCAGATGGTTCACAAATACTTACTGCATTAAAAGATAAAGGTTATATTCGTGTGGTTATGCGTGGCAAAACAAGAAGATCAGTTGTAGACCTAGAAACAGGTCGTTCTAATGGTCCTTGGAGAGATACTGTTAGCCGTGAGGTTCAAATCTTAAATAAAGATATGCTTGATTTGCAGAGAGCTAATCGCAGTGCATTGTTAGCAAAGCGTATAGGAATTAATTCTCCAAGAGATAAACTGTATGTAAGACCTGGTGCAAAGAATTACTTTGATGCTAGAGGTAACAATACAGGTATTCCAATTATTACTCGTAGGGCTAATGCTAACTACGATAAAGTATTAATTGATAATGATTTTGCTGATATGCTTAACCATACAATGTCTGTACAATATGAGATTGATAATGAGTATGCTGGATTCATGGAAGATGTTGTGCGCTTTAGAGATCCCCGTGGGAACGTAAAGAAGTATGATGACTTAAATGATTTTAGAAAACTTATTTTAACTCGTGGTGATCAAGGATATAGTTTTTTACAAACTGTAAAATACCATCGAGATAATGGAAAACCATTTAGCGTTGTTGCCAATATTGATGGACGTGGTCGTGTATACTATCAAGGATTTTTAACACCTACTGGTGGTGAGGTAGTTAGACCGTTTCTAAATACTGCAAAAGCAGAGAGTATGACTCCAGAAATATTAACAGAATTAATGATTCAAACTGGAGCTATGCTTGGACCTGCTACAGAAGCTTTAACACAGGCTGGTAGAATGGAAATCTTTTTAAGAAATGAAAAAGATATTTTAAGTCTTGGTAGACTAATGATGGAAACTACTCAGAGAGATAGGAGACTTAGGGAATACCTAGAGCATCCTATTATTCGTGCTACTGAAGCAGAGGAAATACCTAAGATTAGTAGACTAGCAATAGAATATGCTCGTGCTCATAAAGCTGTAGATGGTAACTTTAATAATATAACTAAACTATCAGAATATAAAACAAAATTAATGATTGAGAATGATGCTTCTTCTTCTGGTGCTCAGATTATAGGTTTAAGCACAGGAGATAGAGATATCTCAATTAACTCAAACGTATTACCAACACTTCAAAAGAATCGTTTGTATGACCTAGTAGCTATGGATACAGTGTCTGATCCAGAGTTTCAGAAAATACAAGGATTGAGAGATGCTAATATTCAATGGACTGATTTGCAGAAAGCTGCTAAGGCTCAGAATATGGTTTCTTTCTATGGTGCAGGTAAAGCAACACAAGCGGCTAATATTGAGGCTAAATTTGCTTCAGTGTTAGAGGTAAAAGGATATACTGTTATTACTCGTGAAGAATTACGTGGAGTAACAAATATTATAGATGCTAAAATCAAAGACGCAGATAGGCTAGGTGCTGAAAATGTTGTATTTGGTTTGAAACAATTAAAGCGTGAGTTGAATGAAGTAGTTGAAGGAGAAACCTCTGTGGGGCAAGATCTTCTTTCACATGCTCGTGATTCTCACCCAGACGTAGAAGCGTTTGTCGATAAGTTAATGAATGCTCGTAAAGGCTTAATCGGGCCTCAAGACTTCAAGGCCGTCTCTGAGATTATGTCTCGGAAGCTAGCTGAGAGAGCACCAGTAACACAAAAATTCGTACAATTCTGGAAAGAAGCTGCTAAAGCTTACGTTGATGAAACTCAGAAGGTCGATGTACCTTGGGTGACATTTGATGGTAAGACTTTATACCAGAGATACAGACCTAAAATCCAAACTAGCATTGAGTTCTATGACAAAGAAGCTAATAGGATGGTCCGTAACATTTACGAAGATCGAGCAGAAGATGCTTCACTTCTAGGAAAAGCAAGTTTAATGAGAGCAGGTATTGGTATGGGTGTTAATGGCAACCATATGAATGATGCTTCTATTGTAAGAAGATTTCATTTATGGGGTCGTAAGAACGGTATTGAAACCGCTACGATTCATGATGCTTTCTTTACCAACATAGGGCTGGCAGCAAAGTCCAAGTATGCGCTTAGAGAAATCTATGCAGATGCTCTTGAAGGTGATACAGTAGAGAAAACATTACTGGCATTAGTAGCGGAAGGTATGTCCAAAGAGACATATAATAAGCTTCGCCAAAAAGCTGTTGAGGATGGCTTAATAAATCCTCGAAACAAAATTACGAGAAAAGATATACTAGCTCCTATTCCGAAGGGAATGGATTGGTATGGTATTGGACCGTAAAAGTTTATGTTTGTAACTAAACCCTAAAAAATTAAAATTAAATGGCTGTGCCAAAGGAAAATAAAGATGAAAGTAGATAAGTTCGGAAACAAAGAGTTCCTCGATGAT